GGTCAACATCGATGGCACGTACCCATCCTTGTGCATCTGGATTATGATCAGACTTGCGAGCAGCGTGTCTCGTGTCACCGATCCAGCCGTCCGAAGTTCTATCTCTATCTGGGAATGCATCATCGATCTGCTCCCTAAGCTGGATCGCTGACTTGCTTAGCCTCGGCTTCACAGGTTGCACACTCCCATCGCTTAAGATCGTTCAATGTTAATTCTGTATGATCGCATGGAGCAGGTGCAATGAAGGCATCATCGATTGGATCGTAGGTATAACCGACGCCTGCATAGTTATAGCGGATCTTATGATTGTAGCTAGTCCGCTTACATACTTGATTTCTGTAATTGCCGTACCAAGTCTCAGGATCTAAGCCTTCAATAAGTTCTGTTTCATCAATACCGGCAATGACTTCTGTAACTACATTACTTTCGTCTAAGAATGAGTAGTGAGCCATTAGACAGTCACCGTCCCTGTTCCGCCGGTGAAAGTGTAAATTGTGTAACCACCGCTTGTAGTTTTGGTATAAGTTAAACCACCGTCAATAGAAGTTAAATCTGCTAACGTATCGGCATATCGAATAATTACAAGACCTGAACCGCCTGCTTTTGGCACACCTGCGCCGCTTCGACCGCCGCCACCGCCAGCACCTAGATTTGTACCACCAGCAGTAGCCGTATCTGTTGCTGAAGTTGCACCAGTACCACCGCCTCCTGTTCCACCTGCGCCGCCTGTATCGCCACCGCCGCCGCCGCCACCTGCGTATGTAACTGATGAACCTGAGTAACTGTTAGCCGTTCCATTACCGCCTGAACCGCCATTACGAGGAAATGCTCCACTTTGACCAGCGCCACCTACAGCGCTAGCGCCACCGCCGCCACCGCCTGTAAAACGATCTGCACCACCGCCACTGCCGCCGTTGTTTCCTTGAGAAGGTGAAGTGCTAGGTGTGTTACCTGTTCCTGCTGTAAAGTTTGTTGTACCATCATCATAACCACCACCGCCTGAACCGCCATTACCACCATTGGTAGTCGCTGCACCTTTACCGCCGCCAGTAGAAGTAATTGTCTTAAATACAGAATCGGTGCCATTGGCATTTATTGCACCGCCTGCGCCTACTGTTACAGTGAAAGATGCGCCTAAAGATAAAGCAGTTGAAGTCCGAAATCCACCAGCGCCACCGCCACCGCGAGAGCCACCACCACCACCACCTGCGACGACTAGATAATCCGCAGATGTAGGTGAATCTTTACCTTTGCCAGTAATAGCTGTAATAACGTTAGCTATCATTAATTAATACCACCTACGACATACCACGCATCCGTAGCAGTTTTAATACAGGCCGCTGACTTATATTGTGCAAGGGTAGGAGATGCCGCTGTTGCTCCAGCAGATAAGATTGTAGTCGTGCCAGGTGTTACGGCCGAGATTGTGCAAGTTCCTACACCTATGTTAAGAATCGTAAGGACTGTTCCGACAGGGAATGCTACTGAGGCATTAGTAGGGATCTTGTAGGCAATGGCTGTTGCCTTATTCATAAGCTCTAAGACCTGATAAGTATCGGCAATTACAGCCGTATAGTCGGCAGTCTGAGCTGCGTCGATAGTGAAGGCTACTAGCCCGTTATAGTCTGCCGCCGTGAAGATGTCGCCTGTTACCGCTGGAAAGCCTACTGCCATGATTGTCTCCTAGTATCCCATAATGGACGTGCCCATTATACCTGATGTAGTAGAGCCTATAATGAATCCCTCGACTATAGGCTCAAGTGTTGTAACTGTGCACTTCATACTGTTAGGGGTGATGTCCCACGCCAAGCCCTGTACAACCAAGGTCTTAACGATTGTCGAGCCGTCTGGCTGGACGTTAGTGATCTTGACGTTATCAAAATAATCTAGACCGATCATCGTGTCGGTCGGTACATCTGTATCAAGTAAATCGACAGTCATAGCATCAATGCGGATAGTTGTCTCAGCTCTAGTTGCCACGTAGATCCGAGCAATGTCTAGGACTTGAGCATCTGTCTCTGGAATCATGTCTGTAATTGTTGTGCCATGAGGAAAATACTTAGCCGATGAGTCTGCATTAGTTGCAGTCTGCGCTGTGCCGCCAATGCGTGTCATGCTGGCCTGATTAACAATGAGCTTGTCATCAAAGGCGTATTTAAGGTCTGAGTATGGAATGCCTGTTGTCTGATCGAACTCAATAGGTGTAGCCGCTAGAGATCCCACTACATCGGTGCGATCCTTAAATTCTGCTGTGCCGTCTGTGCGAATGAAGAATGCGCCCTGTTCTGCGAACTCGGCAGCCTTGAGAGCTGCAAGCGATGTGCGAGCTGTTGCCGGATCTGCCTGGACTGTAGTTGACCCTGTGTCGGTTATACGCATTGATGTAGGGAATGAGACTTGATCTAGGATCTTGCCAATACGAGTGCCTGTAGTCTGGCCAGCACCTGTGTCTGTAATGGTAGCCACGTTAGCCATCTGAAATAGTCTAAAGGCATCAGAGCAGACAATATCGACGTATCCAATCTCCTGCCCTGTTGGATAGTAATACTTATACTGATCGACATAACCTGAGAATAAGAACTCCTGAGTAGTCGCAGTAGTAGCAGCTACGCGAATCTTGCGTAGTGGAGTCAGGTAGCCAAAGTAAGGGCTAGATGCATTCTGAGGGTTAAAGTATGAGTCAGGATCTAAGACGCGTACTGTGCAGTTGCCGGACTCATAGGTATCGCGCATGATGTTACGGCCACGGCTAATCTTAATAGATCGAGTGACATCGCTAAGATCGACTACTGGCTCTGGTACTTCGCTTGATGCAAACTGAGATACTCCGATTACGCCATACTTTGCATCGCCTACGGTAAATGGATAGCCGAATGTAGCACCTTGGCTAAAGTCGAACGATACCGAGATGGTTGCAGGTAGAGTCATTAGATAGCAACCGCTCCCTTAAATCCTTGACCTCGATTAACTTGATTAAAAGATCCAGATAGTGAATCGTTGATCTGACCCTCGCGAATTGCTCCGCCTACTGTCTGGCCGTCAAGTTCTACGACGATATTGATCTGTGGAACCGCAGCGCTTCTACCGCGTAAATCTTCTAGACCTAGCGACCCGCCGACGCCCATGTCTGGCACGTTAAAGCTAGGGACGGCAGCGCTTCTACCGCGTAAATCTTCTAGACCTAACGCGCCACCCATATTAGGAGGCATCCAGTTGCGATAAGGATTAGGCGCCTCAGGAGTTGCAAGCAGGGCAGCTCGTAGTTCATTGTTACGCTTAACTGCTGCCTCTAACTGTGCCGCTAACTGTTCTGCTAGGGTTGCATTACCTTCAAGAATAGCCTTCTGCAATAGTAGGGAGATGCGATCGGTCTCGCTAATCTTGCCCTTCAGGGCTGCCTCAATGCCTATCGCTTCTAAGTTGAGAGTCTTTGACGCCTTCTGTAAGGCTAGGGACTTCTTCTGTGTATCTAAAGTCTTTTTCTGAAGCGCTGCTAATTCCTTAGCACGCTTGGCCGCTGCTGCTTCTGCCGCCTTACGAGCTGCATCGTTAGGATCGATAAACGTGCCGCCTAGGGCGGACGAAGGATATCCTCCCATACCAGCGGGAGTTTTACCCAATCTGCTGACTGCACCACTTAAAAATAGGCTTAAAAAGTCTGACTTATCTACGGCACCCGTCATACCAGGCAATGTTTTTAATTTATCTATAAGTACAGCTATGCCATAGATAGAATCAGATATGTATGTAGCAAATTCTTGCATAGAGTCAGCAAGAGGTTGAATTGAATTACCTTCGCCTGCAAGCAAAGAAAGACTATCAACTAAACCTTTACCAATGATCTCGCTTGCTTCTCCTGCCGCTGTAGATAAGATGCCCATTTGGCCCGCGTAAGTCTGAAGATAGGCAGCGTTAGCGCCTGTAAATTGCTTGCTAAGTTTCTCCTGTACATCTGCAAAGCTCATGGTCTTAAGCTCGGCTTGAGATAGTCCTAGTGAATACTTGCGAAGACCTCGAGTCTGGCCAACGTAGGCCATGCTTAAGTCATTAACTACAGTCTCAAAATCTACTCCGCTACCTCGCGAGACATCTAAGGCTTGTGTAAGTAGCGCTGTTGACTTAGCAACTGAGCCTGTAGTCTGCAATAGCTTCTGCATGCTTGGTCTTAAAACGTCATCAGTCACACCTGAAGCTTTAGATAACTGAGAGATAAACTCTTCAATGCGTGGAGTCTCAAAGGCTAAGCCAAGATTCTTAACTGCTACGGCTAGCTGAGAAGCTGCTTTCTGATCGGCAATAAATGCTTTCGCCGCTTGTTTGCCAAAGTTAATCACAGCAGCAGTCGATAGGCCAATGCCCGCTGCCCCTGCTAGTTTCTTAAAAGATTTAGATAATCCCTTAACGCCCTTATCAACGTCGCTTAGGGCTCTCTTGCCTTTGTTCTCGACGATTATGGGGATGCGTAATTCAGCCATTAGTTACCGCTCTCGTTGAATTTAGCAGCAGCCTTTTCTAGAGCCTTAATAACCCCAGCCTTAGCCTTGCCTTCATCTTCTTTGTAAGCTCTAAACAATGCTCGACCTGACATCTTGCCGCTGCCAGCCAGAGAGTTAGGCAGAACTGATACGAACTGACTACTTGACTTACGGCCTGCCCAGTCGTAGATGACTGCTGCCGCTCGCTTGCTGTGGATTGAAACAGTTGATGACCATCCTTGGCGGTTAGGCTTAGTCGGTGTCAATTTATAGCCTACGCCTCGACGTGCCTCGCTTGCGTCGTACATTGGGAAGGTCGCAGTCTTAACATCATGCTTGACGAATCCAGAAGGCATTTGATCATTAGCAGGCAAGAACCCTTTAGCCTTTTTTACTAGCGGCTTAAGAAATCCAATCATCTCATCGCGTGTTGCTTTGTCTAGATCCGGTGAAAACTTCTTAAGTGCTTTGCGAAGCTCATTAGCGCCTTTTAGCTCTGTAGGCATCCTGTTGCTCCTTCGCTCTGTCTTTCAATGCTTTCAGTAACATCTGTAGCATTGATGAATCTAAATCTATTAAAGATTGTGGAGGGATAGCCGTCTCGATGCTCAAGCGAGCAATGAGATAGTGGATGCTATCCCTGCCTAGGCCAAAGGGTCTGACTCAGCAACCTCAACCGACTTAAGTTGGTCAAGGAAGTCATTTCCAAATGGCTTAACTATGGTTCCACTTAACCGAAGGCCTTCCCATGCAAGCCAATAGACATCTGATTGCTTTTCATCATCGCGGAACGCTTTGTGAAATCCCTTTTTAGCATATAGCTCGAACGCGTACTCTAATCGAGGAGTGATCTCGATCTCGGTGACGCTGTTGTCTGCCATCGTGACTATTAACTTTGCCATGCTGTGCCCCTTTGTTTAGTTAGATTATGAAGTAGTGATTGCTATTGTACCGTTGACATTGAATGTAACGCTTTGCATTGATAGATCAGCGACAGAACCATTGATGTCTGTTGTGCCGTTGATCAGGCATGACATTGTGTAGAGAGGGTTAGTCGCAGATGTAGCAGCAGATGTCTGCTTCATTGTGATTGTAGTTGATGTTCCCCATACAGCCTGCAAGGTCTGTAGAACCTCAGAAGATGCTGTGTCATTAAGGAAGTCGATTGTGACAGATGATGCCTCTAGACCCTTGACGAACTTATGGCCTGAGTCACCCATCGCTGTTACTTCAAGCTCATCAAATGTGCGATTGATTGTTACTGCTGTAACGTGGTCAGACAAGTCGACTGCATTGACTGTCAAGACTACGCCATTATTTAAGAATACAGCCATTGGATTATTCCTCGTCTTTCTTAGTAGTTACTGGCTTT